AAGAAGCAATCAATCCTTTTGACTTCTGGCAGGGTGCTAACTTTAAACTGAAACTGAAAAAAGTCGCTGGTTATTGGAACTATGACTCCTCAGAATTTGATCGCGTTGCACCACTCCTGGATGACGATGATGCTCTTGAAGCCATCTGGAAGAAACAGTATTCCCTTACAGCAATCACCGCAGAAGATCAATTCAAAACTTATGAGCAACTTCAAACACGATTGAAGATGGTTCTAGGACAAAAGTCTTCACGTCCTCGTTATGATGAAGAACTTGAAGATGAGAGCGAAGGTCGTGGTTCTTTCTCACCTAACTTTAATCAAGCAGCACAGACTGGTGAGATTCCCTCTGATATCAAAGAGCAACTGAATAATCTTACCCCTACAAAACGGGATGAAGATGAAGATGATGCTCTCTCTTATTTCCAGAAACTTGCTGAAGATTGAGTCTAGAAACCTAATCTAATATTAGAAGATTTCTTCAGGTTACTACTTATGTAATCTGAAGATTTTTTATATCTGAGCTCTCTTATGCTATCAAGAATTGCTCTATCCAGGTATACTCTTCTAAGAATTACAATTGTTCTCTTTTCATCGTTAAGTCTAGTTTCATACTCCCAGTTTGTAATTGGTTTTGCAACAAACTCATTAGACAATTCAGAATAACTTTGTGTGGTTGGATTGTAAAACTTGAAAGTAAAGTTTCTATCAACGATTAATCCAGCATCAAGAACAACTCTTTCTGTATCTGAAGAATCTACGATTTCATAAGTTTCATAATGTTTAATCGCATTGATATCTTCACCATATTTTTTATAAGCATATTCATATAATTCATAATCAGACATAGGCCAAGAATACCTTTGATCAATAATATTATTTGTTGTGAGAATTACCCAGTCTAAAGTTGGATCATCGTAAAAAAGATCAGCAACTTGGTCAGGTCTTTCATCACCTTTAATGTTATATTGTTCAAAAGCAGCAAAGTCTGATGCAATATCATCTCTTAACTTGAATCTTCTGAAAATATTTTTTACTTCTGTGGTATCAAGATTTGAACTTCTGTTATTCAACCTTGATGAGGTAGTAAAATTTGGTATCCTTCTAAAATAATATGCCATGATTAGTATCCTGTTCCTGACATTCCTTTTTCATCCATAAAGTCTTCATAGTATACTGGTTCAATCTCAGAGAATGATAAAGACATAATAATATGTGTTGGCGTGCCATCAGTATATGTAGAGTAAGTGCTACTTCCAGTATAGTTAACATTCACACTCTTAAGAGCAGCTATCTTAAATCTATTCAAGAATGGGTGGGGTTGGTTTCCTCCATATAGATATGATATTTGAAATACATCTGGAGATGCTAAGAAAAATCCAGCTGAACCAGTTTTTGGTGCGGAGTATTTTTTAAACGCATGAATAATTTTTTTTATTTCATTGGCTTCATCTTGACTTCTTGCAGTAAATACAAAACTAAATCCAAATTCTCTGAGAGAAACTGAATTAAAAAGGAGTTCTTTGTTAGGATTAACAATAACTCCAGCCTGCCTTGACAAAATATCATCCAATCCAACACCAGCACCGGTCAAAGCATTTGCAGCTGATGACCCAACTTTTGTCATAATAAGGTCAAGACCTTCTTTTCCCATCAAACCAGATTCTTGAAGTGCTGTAGCAACTTCTTGTCTTACACCGTCAACAGTATTGGTTCCAGCACCAGCTTCTCCTATACCTTTTGATACTCTGAACAGAGCAGCATAAACTGCGCTAAAATCTCTGTCGCTCCATCCTGCAGTGTTTGCCGAGTTTATATCTTGAGGTATTGGAAGGTAGATATCTATAAGACTTTTTTGACTTCCATCTGGTTCTAAAAATCTTTCAGAAGCTTTTCCTGAAGGAGATATCAAACTATTTCCAACTGGTTTATATTCTAGGGCACTGAACTTAATCATGTCCTGGCCAGTTTTTTTGTCATCTTCAAAAAAATTTCCAAGACCCTGTGGATACTTTAGAGGTGGTTCTGATTGACGAGGAGGATTTGTAATTTTTCTCGCAGTATCATCTTTTGACGATCCGGGTTTTGTTCCTTGGCCACCAGCAGGGGGTACATTGATTGCATTTGCACTGTTTCCGCCACCAATAGGAACACCATGGGTTGGAACTTGACCGTTTCTTATTTGATGAGCCCTTGCCTGTTGAGCAGCAAGCATTTCTTGACGTTTATAATCTGATCCAAGACTAGACATGTTGGCAGACCGCTGAGAAGTGTCCCTAGCATCTAACCTTTGAGTTAGTCTTTGTTGTGATAATTTTTTAACCTGTGCCCTTCTGGACATATCTTTTAGTCTTTTTTGTTATTTATACTTGATTCCCAAATCATCTTCAGTCATAATTTTGAACTCCCAGCGATTGTCTTTACAAAACTCTTCTGCTGCAGCCCACTTTGCTTGATTGACAACCCACGTTTTACTCTCAGTAATGTAACTCTTTGTTTTTTTGTTTGTTGGTTTCTGAGTTTGTTTCTTTGGTTTTATTTCAATCAATGATTTTTTTATTTTTCCCTCTTTTGTTTGGTATTTGATATAGAAGTCGGGATAATACTTATGTCTCCTCCTATCAATTGGTGATACATAGGGTATAGATATTTCTTCAGAAGCCCATTCAAGAATGTGGGCACTTTGGTCACAATAGACCATGAACTTTCTTTCCCATAATGACCTATAAATAATGTTACTTGGGTTTCCCAAATATTTTTTATGATTAGAAGGTTTATATATTCCTTTATACGCCACAGTTCACGTTTTCTTTTTATTTAGATGGCAATCAAAGATCCTAGAAGATTTCAAAATAAAACTGATCCGAGTCTCAGGAAAAATACTGGCAATAAAGATGCCATTCCTGAGATTTGGAGTTCTATAGGTCAGAAGGCTTCTAAAGCAGTTACAGATGGGATTCGCGGAGCATTCTTAAACCCAGAAGCTACGGCACCCTTTACACAGAGCATTACTGGATCTGGATCAGTGGCGGGCCAAGCTCCAGAACCAACCATGTATGGTCCGGGGCATGAGAGAAATTCTCTAGATCCAAGACATGTTTTGCCAGATTCAATTCTTGGATCTATGGCCAACCTCTTTGAGGTTTCTTTTGTTGGATTTCCATTTGAGATTGGAACTCCTCTTTTTCGAGACAGGGAACTTGGTATTCTATGTTCTGAGGCATCACTTCCAGCGACTAGTTTTGGAACATTGGAAGTTAATGGCCACTATCAGGGAAGAACGGAAGTATTTGCTCATACTAGAATATATCCATCATTAACTCTTACATTTTATGAAACTCTAGATCATAAGAGTTTAAAGTTTTTTGAAGGATGGCAGGAGCATATCACAGCGGATGGTACTAATCAATCAGACCCCACTCATTATTACAGAATGAGATTTCCAAATGACTATAAATGTGATACTATTTACATTACAAAATTTGAAAAGAATTATAGAAGTTTTGGGTACTCAGATACATTAACATATCAATTCATGCGAGCATTCCCTAAAAATGTAACTTCTGTTCCGGTTGCTTATGGTCAATCGGAATTTACAAAAGTAACTGTTGAGTTTGCTTATGATAGATATATTCTAAATCCACATAAGAGGAAAGCAGAAACAAATCCTGGATATATTCCCGAAGCTCCATCACAAGAATTGGTTAGAGAAGAGCCTCCTACAAAAGTAGTTCCTGCAGATTCTATAGAAGAACCAACTGTATATGATGTAAATCCAACACCAACACCTAGCATTATTCCTCCAGAACCAGAAGTAGAACAGTCAATGCTATCTGCAGATGTTGCTAGATGGATAAAGCAAACGGAGGAAGAGTCAGAAGCTGAGTTACTGCGTGATCGAGCTGAAAACTTCTACTACGGAAGTGAACGGTATAAGCAAAGGGTTAGAGAAGCAAATAATCCCAACAATGTAGCTGGAAAATATGTATTAGTAGGTCAAGAGGCACTGGAAAGGGAGCGAGCAAATCAACCGCTTTTCGATGGCGGAGGACCAGCGCCCTTTATTAATAAAGAAAAGGCAGATGCAGTTGGAAAAGAATATTATTATAAATTTGTACCAGATGTTGTACCCGCAGCAGGTCCTAAACCTCCACTTTGAGTTCTAAAAAACGAGAATAAATAAATACAACCTGAATTATTTTATGGGATATTATGCCTTTACCAAAAATTGCTACACCAACTTATGAATTGGTTTTGCCATCGTCCGGAGAGACTGTTAGATACAGACCCTTCCTGGTTAAAGAAGAAAAACTTCTGTTAGTTGCACTTCAGAGCCAAAATCAAAAGCAGATTACTACTGCTGTGAAGAATGTAATTAAAGAATGTGTGATGACAAGAGGTGTTAAAGTGGATACTTTGCCAACTTTTGATATTGAATATTTGTTCTTAAATATTCGTGGTAAGTCTGTTGGGGAAGAACTTGAAGTTAATTTGATTTGTCCTGATGATGGTGAGACAGAGGTTAAAAAGAAAATTGGTCTTCATGAGATCATGGTTCTGATTGATGATGAAAATAATGACACGATTGATATTGATGATAGTCTTAAACTAAAACTTAAGTTCCCATCTCTTGATGAGTTCATTAAGAGTAATTTTGAGACTGGTAGTGATGATACTGTGGAAGCTTCCTTTGATCTTATCGCATCATGTATAGATAAAATCTATAATGATGAAGAAATTTGGGAAGGAAAAGATTCCTCTAAGAAAGAACTCCGTGAGTTTATTGACCAATTAAGTTCGAAGCAATTCAAAGAAATTGAAAAATTTTTTGAGACAATGCCAAAACTTTCTTATACCACAAAGATTACTAATCCCAATACAAAAGTTGAAAGTGAAGTGACTCTGGAAGGACTGGCAAGTTTTTTCGCCTAGGAATGTCTCATATTGATTTACAAAGTTACTATGAGTTAAACTTTGCTCTCGTTCAGTTCCATAAATATTCTCTAACAGAAATAGAAAATTGGATGCCATGGGAGAGAGATCTATATGTTGACATGCTCAAAGCTCATATCGAAACTGAGAAACTAAAGGCACAACAGAATGCCAACAGCAAGTATTAAAAAAGAACAAATAGATGAAAGAATTCTAAGAATACTTGGCCTCAATCCAGAAGAGGTCGAGATGGATTATATTACTTACCATAATGCTCTCAGAGAATCTATGGTAAAAGGTGCTAAGTCTTTACCTCCAGAAGAACAAGCTTTACTTGTAAATGAGAGGAGAAGAATAAGAGGTAATAAAGGTAGATTTCAAGTAAAGACTAAGAAAGTAAAAATAAACAACAATAATTTAAATTCTTCAATCAAAGAGAAGCGTAAGATGCTTCCTGGAGCTACTAAGAAAGAAGGACCTTCTCAAACAAAGGGAGGTGCATTAGTCAAAAATGATTCTAGTACTACGGATATTGTCAACACACAGGGAAAACTTCTAAGCAATCTTGTAAAAACTTTAAACTTTAATTTAAAAGAGGAGAGAAAACTTCAACAAGAAGAAAAAACATTAATTGCTAAGAAAGAAGATAAAGAGGAAAAACAAAAGAAAGAAGATTCTATAGAGAAGAAAGAAGGTCCATCTCCTTTGATGAAGGCTGCAGATAAAATTCTGGCACCAGTCAAAAGTTTATTTGAAAGAATATTCGACTACCTAAAATTAACTGCTCTCAATTTTGTAATTGGTTCTGCATATAAGTGGTTCACTGATCCAGCCAATAAAGAAAAAGTAGATAAAGTAAAAAACTTTTTCAGTAGTATTGGAGAGTGGTTCAATGATCCAAAGAATCAAGAGAGACTCAGCACTTTAGGGAGATTTTTGAAAGATAATTGGAAAGTATTCTTCGGGGTTGGAGGAGTTCTTTTACTGTGGAGCAACTCAATTGTTAGACTGGCAGTAAAACTTGGTGCTACTGTTGTTAGATCTATTCCAAGACTGGCAAAACTAATTACTAAATTGGCAATAGCAACCGCCAAACTTGGATTCAAGGCAGCAAAAGGTTTAGTGAATCTAGCTATACAAAATCCAATAGCCGCTGCGGGGACTCTTATAGTTGGTGGTGCTGCGCTTGGATTAGCAAGTCAGGCAAAAACACAGTCTAATGATCCAGATGCGGAAGAAGGAAGAACTCAATTAGATGATACTTTAGATTTTGGCGGAATAACTGGATCTCCTATGGGAGGACTTTTCAACCAAGGAGGTATGGTTCCAGTCATGCTCACAAAAGGTGAGTATGTAGTCCCACCAAATCAAGCTCAGAAGATTGGTGCTCCAACATTACATGCAATCAATAATGCCGAAAATTATAATCAAGGTGGATTGATACCAGGAAGAGGACCGAATGTTGATACTGTAAGAACTCAACTAAGAGAAGGTTCTTTTGTAATTCAAAGACCAGCAGTAGATGCTTTAGGTTCTAATAATATTCATAAATTTGTATCAAACTACAATGAAGGTGGAAATGTTAATGAATTTGTATCAAACTATAATTACTATAATGAAGGTGGAGATATTCATAAATTTTTAGCAAGATATAATAAAGGTGGAAGTGTTAATAGATTTCGTAGTAAGAGATCTGGACGGGCTGGAGGAAAAACAAACGTAACAAAGACTGATGGTGGTAGTGCTATTGTGGCAGCAGCAAAGAATGCTGTCACTACTGGTAGAAAAGGTCCTGCAAGTCCCCCCTGTGCCTCCTGGGTGCGTATGGTTCTCGGTATGGCAAATCACCCTGCTGCTAATCAAACAACGTCCACAGCGGATCTGGATCCACAAATAGGACCTAGCAGTCCATATGCTACTAGTCTTGCCTCTGCTGCATCTTTTGCAGGATCTGATCTTGGAACTGTAATACGAAATAGTGGTTCTTTAAAGCCAGGGGATGTTATCTTACATAAGAATACCTATGGAAATTTTGGTCCTGGTGCTATTACTCACGTATCCATAGCCTCAGATAAAAAAGGAAAGATATTACATCAAAGCACTAGTGGTGGCCCACCAACAGAGACAAATATGTTCTCTTTTGCCCATGGATTAAGACTTGGTGGTGAGGGAACTATTGGGGAGTATAGTGATACTGACCCAGGATCAACCCCAGGAAAAACCAATCAAGGTGGATTTGCTCTTGGTGGTGGTCTTGGAGAACTTCTTAGGGAATTGAACTTGGATCCTAATTCTTCTCCAATAGGAAGTACAGTAGCAAACACTAAGATGAGTCAAGTTGCATCAACAACGCCAACTGATATGGAGGAGACTGAAGAGCAATCATCTGCATCAGTAAAAGGACTACCTCCATCTGAAGAAACTGTTGATAAAAGGAGTGGCCCGAAAGATAGGATGACAGAAACCATGATTAGAAGTGGTCCAACTTCTATTGTTTTATATGATTGGAAGTATGAAAAACTGTATGGCATTGAGGGAGCATAGTTAGATGTCATTACTAGTTCCTAAAGAATCAAAGATCGCAAAGATTACCGCATCTTCTTCACTCGTCACGTTGAAAGACAAGAAGATAGGTGGGGGTGCTCTTGTAAAGAAAAAAATATC